AGGCAAAGGCGGTATGTCGGAAAAAGAGCTTAAACGAGATATTGAAAAATTAGAAGCTCAAATAATAGAATCTCGTAAAAAATACGAAGAGAATGAAAATTCTTGGTTTGGTGATCACGGCGCATCAAAAGACGAATTAGGGTTTCTCGAAAGAGAATTGAAAAAGAGAAAAGATTGGTTAACGGCTCAAAACAGCCAAAGAAATAACGCACCCGCTGTTAAAGTTGATGATTTGTTTTTAGGAACTCCTGATTTTTCAAAATCCAAACAAATATACGATCCTTCGAGCAACACACAATATTCATTATCACCCGATGATAACGTAATGGCATATAAAAAAGGTGGAGCATTTGACGAAACTTTGCAAGACATAAAGAAAGTTATTATGAATTTACACGAAACGTTTATAGATTTCCAAAAAACCTCTGCCGCGAACAGCGGAAACAATTATAGCATAAACAACGTTTCTAGCGTTGGTGATAGCTCAAAAACTGGCGTTGTTGGCGCAAAACGCGATCCGATTTTTGAAAATCGCTTAGATTATCTCAGAAAACACCCCCTAGAAAGAAGTTTTGCCTAATTATTTTATATGGACGATCCTCTTAATCAATCTAATCAATCTAATCCATTCGACATAGCTAAAGTTGGTTTAAATTTTGCTAGAGATTTGTATACTTCTACCGATGCGGTAGTTTCAAAAGCTTTTACCGAAACACAATCTACGTCTTTGGCTGACGCACATACCCGTTCTGCTGGTTTGTATAAAATGGTTGATAACAAAGTAAAATTAACCGTTTTACAGCAAAGTATAGAGTTAAAATATCCACAAGCACAACCCATTGGAAACGGTGTTATCAACGTTCATAATGATTTTTTCTGGTGTAATCCGACTTTAGACAAGGCCGAAGTTCCCGCCATATATGCCCAAGAATATGAATTAACTTGGGGGCAAACCGTTACAAATTTACAAAGAATATTGGAAGCTTTTCAACAAGTTACTAGCGGAAACGCAGACCCATATTTAACGATGTATAACGCAAAAGAAACTGGTTTCTTTTATAGTTTTCCGCATTTATTGGGTAATGGCTCACCAATACGACAAATATCTAATACTTGGACAACATCAAACGATCCTAGTATTTTTGAAGCGGGAAACGTTTTAAAAAATATTCTTAAAATTGAAAAGGTTGGAAAAACCGACACATTTGCAACAGGTGGTGAAAAGATTTTGGGTGGTGTTACTGCTGGATTTGGTTTCGAAGAGGCTCAAAAATATCAAGGAACTCCTTTAAAAACCCTCACCGTTTCGTTTCCTTTATATAACACAATTGATACAAAATCCGCCTTTAAAAATTATGCATTTTGTGCGCTTTTTGCTTTTCAAAATTTAAAAACACGCACAAGTTTTATGACATATATCCCACCAAAAATGTATAAAATTTCTGCGTCATGTAACGGTTCAACATATATGCCTGTTGCTATTGTTCAAGATTTTAAAGTTGAAAGCATCGGAACCGTTCGAGCTATGTGGGACTATTGGACCGAGGGTAAAACAAATTCTTCAATTTTAATACCAGAAGCTTATAAAGTAACAATAACATTCCAAGAACTGTTACCACAAAGTTCAAACATTATGATCGGTGCGATGGGGGGAGAGCAAGTTTCTGTTATTAATCCTAAAAACCTTGGCAATACATTTTTCTCAGGCGTTGAAAACTATATAAATATGCTTAATAAATAATAAAAAAATGAACAACGAACCCGTAGAAAATTTAAACAAATTGTCAATGTATAAGTTTGAAAACTTTTTCAAAGTATACGAAGATATTGGTCGTGGATTATATTACTACAATATTTTAAAAAATGTTAGTATATTTCCAGCAAACGATCCTTCGGTTGAAACGGAGTATTTTACAAAATACGAAGATACTTGGCCATTAATATCATATAAAAATTATAACACAATGGATTTGTGGTGGCTTGTTTGCGAATACAACCAAATAACAAATCCGGTAAAGCATCCCGAAGTTGGAACCAAATTAAAAATATTAAACTCATCTTTTGTTGGTCCGATAATATTGGAACTAAACAAACAATTTAACAGATAAATCATTATGCCTAGAGCAAAAAAACCCCTTCCCGATGTTCCCGTAGTCGGTGAAGAAGTATTAGTCGGTGGAAAGTTTTATAAAGGAAACGAAAATCTTTTAAGCAGAAGCGCGAAAATCGTCTATACCGAAGAGATGATTGACGAGCTAAAAGCTTGCACTAAAAGTATTTTACATTTCGCAGAAAGGCACTTTACAATCATCGCTAGTGGTGGAAAAGAAGTCATAAAGCTTCGGAAATTTCAAAAACAACTATTGAAAAACTTCAAAGATTTTCAAAGAAATATCATTTTAAGTTCTAGACAGTCTGGTAAATCAACTATTGTTACTGTATATGCTTTGTGGAAAGCATGTTTTTTCGAACACCAAAGAATTGCTATTGTAGCTAACAAGGGGGAAACGGCACAACAAATTTTCGAAAGAATAAGAATGTCCTTTGAAGACTTGCCGATCTATTTAAAACCCGCTGTAAAATCATGGAGAAAAGATGGTTTTGAATTGTCCAACGGTTCAAACATAATCATCAGTTCGGCATCTACTTCGGCTATCAGAGGTCGTTCCATCAACATTTTGATTATTGACGAGTGCGCCCATATTCAAAACGATTTGATGAAAGAGTTGTGGAAGTCTGTCATTCCTACAATTTCTGCAAACGAAAGCGGCGAAATTCTTTTGATATCAACCCCAAACGGTGCTGACAAGGAAAACAAGTTTTACCAAGTTTATCTAGAAGCCAAAGAAAAGGATTCTATATGGAAGATGGAAGTTGTTTATTGGTGGGATATTCCGGGGAGGGATGATCAATGGAAAATACGAGAAATTGCAACCATCGGTAGTTTACATGACTTTGAGCAGGAATATGAAAACAAATTTCACCCACCGGGTAAGGCGGCTATCGATCCTGAATTACTTGAAAAGCTAAAAAAACAATGTAAAGAGCCTATTTTAGTAACAGATAACGGAGCTTATAAGATATATGAACTACCCGATCCCGCTGGTGTTTATGCTATAGGTGTAGACGTTGGGGAAGGTATAGGTAGAACAAACTCCGTTGCTCAAATTTTGAACATAGCAGATTTGAAAAACATAAAACAAGTTGCCGTTTACGCGAGAAACGATATGAGTCCTTATCTCTTCGGAACCCGTTTGATGGGTATATTGACAGATTGGGGGCGTCCTCCTATCCTTATCGAAAATAACAATTATGGTGGACAAGTTTTGGATGTTTTATGGAACACACACAATTACGAAAACATTGTAACATACAAACCCGAAACCGCTAGTCAGCACTACAATAGAGAAAATCGAATGGGTGTTTATAGCCATACAAACACAAAATATAAAGGTATAACAAACTTTAGATATTGGGTTGATGCAATCAAAGCTGTTGTGTTTAACGATTTGGATACATTATTGGAAATAGCAGAGTTTATACAATTACCGAATTATACATTTACCAAAAAGAGCGAAGAAGATAAAGACGATAGAATGTTTGCTTTAATATGGGCATTGTTTATATTAGAACCGCTGGTGACTAAAAACTACTTTACAATCATCGAAACTGATGATCAAGGTCGCCCGATGGAAATGGTTCCGTTTATAAACAACGCCGATTTGATTAAAAACAGCCCTATTTTTAGCGGTGTTGTTAACGTATATAAGAAAGAAAACAACTATACCGCACCATTGGCGTTTGTTCCATCTGGACCAGAAAAGGAACCGGGGATCGAAGCAGAAGAACGTTCGTTACAAGAGTGGTTATTACAGGCAAAATTTCCACAAACAAGTTACAACGAATATAAATACCACAATCCGCCACCAGACACTGTATGGGATTCCAAAAACTATCCTCCAAAAAAGGAAGAAGAAATCAAAGATGATGGGTATAGACCAATTATGCTTTTTTAATAAGTATTTTCGATGCAACAGGCAATTTTAAATAGAGCCAGAAATGATAAATTTATATTGATTTTGGATATACCAAAAGCTGTAAAAGATTTATATAGTGACGTTTTGGAAGATTTTCAAAGCGTTGATAAACTGCAATTTACCTGTTACGGTTCGCCCGTTCCCACAGTAGCAATTAACCCTTTGGAGGTTCCGTATGGTGGGCAGACGATGAAAGTTTCCACGAATGCTAGACCTAGCTATCC